TACCTGAGCACCCCGAGCATTCCCGACTTTGGGATTGACCGGCTTTACGGAGATAGTGACCAGCGAGTATGGATGATTCGCTGCAAGGCTTGCGGGACTGATACATGTTTGGAGTTGGAATTCCCTGAGTGTCTGCTCGAGACGGCAACCGGCCGCGTGATCCGTGCCTGCAAGAAATGCAAGCAGGAAATCCATCCTCGGGATGGTCGATGGGTTGCTCAGTATCCAGATCGAGCGAAAGACATGGTGGGCTGGTGGATCAGTCAGCTCAATTCCATGTATGTTGATCCCGGAACCATTCTGAGCCTCTACAAAGATCCGCCAAACGGGGACCTGAGCGAGGTCTACAATAGCAAGCTTGGCATGGCGTATATCGCGGCTGAGAACAGGCTGACCGTCAACGATGTGTACCGTTGCTGCTCTCAGGATGCCATGCTGACCAGTCATCCCGGGCCCTGTGCAATGGGTGTGGATGTTGGCAAGCAGCTCCATGTTGTGCTCGGGTTCCGGCCGAATGATCGGATGTGCAAGATTGCATGGGTTGGGCGCGTCTCGGAATTCAGCGATCTGCATGATCTTGCTCAAAGATTCCATGTTACCGATACCGTGATTGATGCGCTTCCCGAGACGCGGAAATGCCGGGAGTTCCAGGCAGCCGAGCAACATGCGGTCCATCTGTGCGAGTACAAGGAGCATCAGAAGGTTGGTCCCACGTGGACCACTGACGGCATTTGCGCGGTCAATCGTACCGAGATCTGCGATACGACTCATACGTTGGTCGTTGAGCCCGGCATGCTGGCGATCCCGAGGCGGAACCCTGAAATCGAGGAATATGCTTTGGAGATGTCCAACATTGCCAAGGTCCTGGAGGAAGATCCCGAGACGGGGCTGAAGGTCTATCGGTATCGCAAGTTGGGAGCTGATCATTATCGGCATGCGACCAACTATTTTGCGTTGGCGGCAACACGAATCGGCACCTATTGCCCGCGCACAGGAGAGAGAAATCGACCCGTGCGGCGCCGGGACGGGAGGGTGGTGTGATGGCAGTCGAGAGATATTCGATTCAGTATTGCGTGACAAACCAGCAACCGGAGAGCGACCAAATCCTCTACGCGGACGGTTGGGCAGAGGAAGAATTTCCGAGCGTCTCGTATTTTGTGGGGCGACTGGTCGAGCTGCTGGATAATCCGACCGTGGAAATCAGGGAGTTTCACATGGGCAGGCGGAAGGCAACACTTTCCTGGGGGGGGACCATCGAGCTGCCATAACCGGTAGTGTCGCCTCCGAGCAGGGGGCGTGGATTGAAACAGATACGTACGGGGCCTGGAAAGTCCATTGCAGGGCATTTCAGGCCCTATTCTTTTGGGGAAAGGACGCTGAAGAGGATGGGTGATCTGAAACGCTGGTATCAGTATGTTGATCGTCAGCCGGTCATGTGTGTGGCCCCGAAGGTGGACCGGACCCTTGAGCGTGGCGTCTTCGTGATCAAGCTCAACCAGGCCTACATGCTGACGGACCCGGTTATGGTTCGGGAGTTCGCCGCGATCATGGCCGACAGGTTTCAACTCGGGTTGCTCACGGTGCAGAGGTTTTCTGAAATCAGGTCCTTCCTGGAAGACGGCATTGATGAGCTCCTGGCCATGAAGCCCCATGATGCGATCCATGACGATGCCCCCAAGGTACTGGGTGAAGGAGAGCTCTTCATCGACGGCCAACGAATTTCCTTTGATGTAACCGACAGAGGGTTGATGAACTGATGGCTCCAATCGAAAATTACCGCACCAACAGGGCGCATGATCCGATACCGCAAGGTGAAACTCCCGCGGCGGAACCTTCCGGGCAGAACCCGCTTGATTCGCCCGAGTCTCAGAAGCGCCTGCGAAAGATCGAGGACTGGTGGTATCAGGCGCGGCAGGCTCAGGCTCTCAGCCGGTATGAGATGGCGCTTGATCAGGATTTCTATGACGGTCTGCAATGGCGGGATGAAGACAAACTTACGCTTCTGGGGCGCGGGCAGCTCCCGCTTGTTTTCAATCAGATCAAGTCTTCTCTTGATTGGATCATCGGGACCGAAAAGCGCACCCGGGTTGACAGCAAGGTGTTCCCGCGAGGGGAAGAGGATGTTCCATTAGCCGAAGTCAAGACCGAGACCCTCAAGTATGTCAGCGATGTCAACAAGGCCGGGTTCCATCGGTCTGCGGCTTTCCGGGATGCCACTATCGTCGGGGTTGGGTGGGTAGAGGATGCAATCCGGAACGATCCCACCGATGAGCCGCTCTACAGCCGGTACGAGTCGTGGCGAAACATCTGGTACGATCACCTCTCGGTAGAGCGGGACCTGTCGGATGCGCGGTACGTTTTCCGTTCGAAGTGGATGGATCTCGATCTGGCGATTGCCATGTTCCCCGAACGAGCGGCCCAACTTTCGGCGGCGGCATGGACTCACGATCTTTGGGGCAACGACGACGATGAATTTTACTGGCTCAACAACCGAATGTCAGCGGACGGTCGGATCATCACCAGGCAGAGCTACTTCGATGATGCCTTCAATTCGGACAATCGGCGCGAGCGGATGAGGCTGGTCGAGTGCTGGTATCGGGAGCCCGCCAAAGTGCAGGTCATGAGGGGGTTCCCCAGGTTCGAAGGGATGACCTTCGATCAACAGGATATCGTCCACCTGGCGGTGATCGAGCAGGGTCTTGCATCTGTCTATGATGCCCTCAAGATGGTCGTGCGATGCGCCATGTTCATTGGAGGGACCCTCACCGATCATGGGTGTCTGCTTCAGGATATGGCATCTCCTTATCGGCACAATCGGTTTCCGTTCACTCCGATCTGGTGTTACCGACGCGGCCGGGACAACACGCCTTACGGGGTGGTGAGGAACCTCAGAGATCCCCAGGAAGACCTTAACAAACGGCGCAGCAAGGCGCTCTTTATCTTGTCCACGAACAAGATGATTGCCGACAACAACGCCTTCGATGACTGGGATGAAGCGGCGGAGGAGGTGGCCCGGCCTGATGCGATCCTGAAGAAGCGGCCCGGCTCGGAGGTCAAGATCATCAACGAAACCGATATTGCCGAACGTCATGTCATGATGGAGGAGGCCGATGCTCGGTATATTCAGGACGCTTCCGGGGTGACTGATGAGAATATGGGGCGGCAGACGAATGCGGTCAGCGGCATTGCCATTCAATCCCGACAGAACCAGGGATCACTGGTAACCGCTGAGATATTTGACAATCTGCGTCTGGCAATCCAGCTTCAGGGCGAGCTGCAACTCTCCCTGGTCGAGCAATTTTACGACGAACCGAAGCAAATGAGGATCACCGGGACGCGGGGGCAGACCAGATTCATTCAGATCAATCAGCCACAGATCGATCCAGAGACCGGCGAAGAAGCGACCCTGAACGACATCACCGAGAGCCAGGCCGACTTCATCGTTTACGAGCAGGATTTCCGGGAATCCATCCGGATGGCGATGTTTGAAACGCTGATGAATCTGTGTGGACAACTTCCGCCGGAGGTCACAATCAACATTCTCGACCTGGTGATCGAGCTCTCGGATGTGCCTGGTAAGGATGAGATCGTTAAGCGAATTCGGAAGCTTAACGGCCAGGTCGATCCGGACCATCAGGAAGACCCGAATGCGCAGGCTGAATTGCAGGCCAAGCAGCAGCAGGAGCAGCAGCGGGCGCAGCTTGAGCAGCAAATGATTCAAGGCACCCTGGAAGAGCAGGCGGCCAAGATCAAGAAGCTTTTGGCCGATGTGCAGCTCATTTTGGAGAAGGCGAAGACCGAGGAGGTCAACCGGGAAACTTCGGCGATGAATACCATCATGAGCCACCAGGAACAGCAGGCGAACGAGCGGGACCGAAGATTTCAACGGACGCAATCAGCTATCGAGGCCTTGAATGCCGAGGCCGAGAAGGCAAAACCCAAACCAGGAAAGGAAGCCTAAATGGCGGACGAACACGATCAAGACCAAGGAACCCCGGAATTCACGGAAGCCGAACTGGCGCTCATGACCGAGGAGGAACGTAACGCAGTGCTGGAAAGCGGTCATGAAGATCGGAAAGCCGTTTCTGATCAAGAGGAGGTGGATGATGGCGAGAAAGAAGAAGGGCGCGGTGAAAAAGAAGCCGAAGGGCGGGAAGAAGTAGGCGGGGAAGCGGAAACGCCTGCTGGCAGGCAATCTCACGGCGCCTTTGTCCCATTTCTTCAGATGGGTGGTGGAGAGGATGAGATTCAGGCCAAACTCGATGAGCTCGACAAGCAGCTCTATGAAGGCGATATCGATATCATCCAGTACACCAAAGAGCGCGACCCGCTCATCCAGCAACGCACGGAATCGCGGATGGCCGCCAAATTCAATGAGCAGTCGGCGGAACAGCTTTGGAAGTATGAACAGAACCTGTTTTTCAGCAGCAACCCTGAATACCGGGATGATCCGGTATTGAACGGCGCTCTTCAGCGCGTATTCAGATCTCTTGACACTCAGGAGAATGCGGGCAAGACCGGCCTGGAATTGTTGACCGAGGCGCACAGGCAGGTGGAGGCCAGCCTGGCGGCACGGTATGGGGGCAGTGGTATCAAGAGCCCTGGGGCGGAACAGCAGAAGCAAGAGGCTCAACAGCAGAAGCAGTCATTGCCGAAGCATGACAAGTCTGCCAGGGACCGAGTGGTTTTGCCCAGGACGCTATCGGATGTTCCGGTTGCGGAAGCCAACGATACCGGACAGAGTGAATTTGAGCACCTCGATAATCTGTCGGGGATTGAATTCGAGAAAGCGCTTTCGCGCCTCACTCCTGATCAACAAGACCGCTACCTGAGGCAGTAACATGGCATTGTTCATGGACATGCTGCAAGGCGAATGGATCGACATTGATAACGGCCGGATCACGATTCAGATTGGCAAGAAGACCGGCCGACGAATCAGGCTGTCCGTTCGTGCCGGCAAGGATATTGTCATTTCACGCAAGCAAGAGGATGGAACACCGATGGAAACGACGAATCGAGTGAAATCTCGGGATCATTCCTGATAGACAGGGATTGTAAGGATATTGTGGAGCAGGGAAGGACATCCAACTCCGGGCGGATTGGCTCAGGAGGGCCTCGATTTCAAAATAGAGGAGGCCCAAAATGGCCAAGACGATTATCGGCTTGAATGACGCGAAAGCCGTCAAGCGGTATTCCGGCTATCTTGCCGTGGATATTGCGCGGACTTCGTACTTCAGCAGGAAATTCATGGGGGAGGGTGAGAATTCCTCCATGCCGATCCAGCGGCTCACTCAACTCGAGAACGATGCCGGGGAGCAGATCACCTTCGATCTGTCGATGCAGCTCAAGATGCAACCCATCGAGGGCGATGCCATTCTTGAGGGCAAGGAAGAGGCGCTCAATTTCTACACGGATCAGGTTTACATCGATCAGATGAGAGGTGGCGTCAACACCGGTGGGAGAATGACTCGCAAGCGCACTCTGCATGACTTGCGCGCTGTTGCCAGGAAGCGTCAATCCGAATGGTGGGCGAGAGTGTTTGACGAGCTCTTCTTCATGTACCTTTCCGGAGCTCGGGGGGTGAACATGGAATTTGTGTTTCCAACCACCTATACCGGGTTTGCCAACAATTCTTTCACGTCGCCCGACAGCGACCACATCATTTATGCTGACGGCACTACCAAGGGAACCTGTGAAGTCGGCAACACCATGGACCTGACTGAGATCGACAAGGCGGTTGCCTATGCCACGATGATGGGCGGGGGAATCCAGGAAATTCCCAAGATCAGCCCCATCAACATCGATGGTGAGAAGCATTACGTCTGCCTCATGAATCCCTGGCAGGTTTATGATGTTCGCAAAAACGCCTCAACCGGCCAGTGGCTTGACATCCAGAAGGCGGCCGCGGGGGCCGAGGGGCGCAGCAATCCGATCTTCAAGGGTGGTCTGGGCATGTACAACAACGTGGTTTTGCACGAGCACGAAGCCCTGATTCGGTTCTCGGATTACGGTAACGGCCATAACGTGGAGGCTTGTCGTGCCTTGTTTATGGGCACTCAGGCGGCTGTTTGCGCGTTCGGTTCACCGGGTTCCGGGTTACGGTTCGACTGGAATGAAGAGAGCCGCGACAACGGCAATCAGGCCGTTATCACCACCGCGACAATCTTCGGCATCAAGAAGGTCACCTTCAACTCGAAGGACTTCGGCGTCATGGCCATTGATACGGCGGCCAAGAAGCCGTAGTCCCGGCCGACTTGTAATTGCCCTTAGTTTTGCCCTCTCGTTCAAATGGGAGGGCTTTTTTGATTGCGGCTCAGGAGGGCCTTAGACCATGAAGGAGATTACATCATGGCTGCAACTTACCAATCGGACGTTTGTGCCTCCACCGCCGCTATCATTGAGCCTTCGGGTTCCGAGCTCATTGCCGTGCGCGGCGAGGTGGATGTGCTTAACACCCTGGCCATTAACGAGACTCTGCAGATGGTTCCTCTGCCTGCGGGGTGTGTGCCCGTGGACTGCATTCTTGACACTGACGACCTGGATTCCAGCACCGGGATTGTCATGTCGGCCGGGGTTATGAATGCTGACTGCAGCGATCTCACGAGCGATGTCATGATTACCGACAGCGCGATTGCTCAGACTGGCGGTATTGCTCGGATGGACACCAAGACCGGGCCGAGGACGGCGGTTTCGACCACCACTCTCCGTTATGTCGGCATCAAGGTTACTACTGCCGCAATTGGCATCAAGGCGGCCGGGACGGTTGGGTTGACCCTTTTCTACAAAGCCGCTTAGAGCTTAACTTTCTTCTTGCCTGAAAGGAGGTAAGGCCATGGCGTTGTTGACTTCTTCGTTGGTCAGCGACGGGACATTGGCAAAGGCCGGCAATTACAATGTTGTTTCCGTGAGGGGTGAAGTCTCGGTTGACGGGACCTCATGACGGGTGACATTATGAAGCTGGTTCCACTGCCCGCCAATTGTGTTTTGATGGACCTGTTTCTTGACACTGATGATCTCGACACCCATGAGACCCCCACCATCACCCTCGATGTAGGGATACTCAATGCAGCCGATGACGCTATCGAATCAGGTCAGGAATTTCTCTCAGCATCAACTATTGCTCAGGCCGGGGGAGTTGTGCGGGCTTCGACTTCCGTCAAAGCCTTGTGCCGCATTCCTCCGTCCATGAGCACGCGATACCTGGGGGTCAAAGTTCACGCGGCGGCCGAGACTGCTGCGGCTTCCGGCACCGTTGGATTGACGGCCACATACAGACTTGACGAACAGGTGATGTTTGATTCCGAAGCTGTAAGGCCTTATGCCAACAAGCCCACCTCGGCCAAAGCCGGGACTGTGATGATGGTTCGGGGTTCCGTGAGTCTTCCGGCAACCCTGAAGGCAACGGATGTGATCAGGCTTGCGGTCCTTCCGGCTCAGTGCGAGTTGATCGATTTCACTATGGATACGGACGACCTGGATGGCGGGGCGGCGCTCCTGGTTGACTATGGTCTGCTCACCGCCCTCGCTGCAGGCTGGGAGGATGATGCCGGGGCGAAATGGTATCGGCTGGGTTGGACCTGGGTAGACAACGAGAACGGCAAGCAGGCGACTTTGGACGGAAGCAATACGTTTCTCAGTTCTTCCACCTCCTCCAGGTCTGCCGGGATAACCAGGTCGTCACTCAAAACCGTTCCGCGGGCGGCATCATCGAGCGTTGATCGGTACTTCGCGGCTTACATTGCGACCAGGGCCGCGAACAAGGTTGCCGGGACGCTGGGATTCACGCTGAGCTATCGGTCCGTTTA